ATTTTGATACCAGTTCCGAGGGGAAACACATGATCGACGAACGAGGGGAAATCGAAAAAAGATTATCTGAGGGTTTGTGTCCGTGGTGTATGCAACCCTTGATGCAAACAGAAGAACCCAATACGCGCAAGTGCACACAGTGTAGCGGAAAGGTTACTGACGTAGACAACACAGGAGAACAAGATGGCAATGACACCAGAAGCAAAAGTTAAGAAGAAAGTAGCGGCGCACCTAAAGATGTTAGGAGCCTACTACTTCTATCCAGTTACAGGAGGATACGGTAAGAGTGGCGTTCCTGACATCATCGGATGCTACGAGGGTAAGTTCTTTGGTATAGAATGTAAGGCAGGTAAAAACAAACCAACTCCCTTGCAAGAAAAGAATTTATCTGATATAAAAGCTAACGATGGCATAAGTCTTGTCATTAACGAAGACAATATAGATGACGTGTTGGTCTATGTTGGCGGTAAGCACCGCGACCCACGACAGTTAGAGTTAGATTTTGAAGGCTCACCTGTTTAGACACTGCAAAAATTGGAGATCGTTATGGGATACACCGAAGAAGGTATCGGTTATCAGCGTAGAGATACAAGTCTCGCCGCCGCTGAAGATAACGCAGGTAAGAAAGTTACCTTACGTGAACAAGTCTACGCACTACTAATCAAATCACCTATACCACTGAGCACTGAAGACATCGCGGATCATCTTGAACGTCCTTATGTTTCAGTACAACCACGTCTATCTGAGTTATCAAATGATCGTCGTGTAAGGGATAGCGGAAGGCGCGGCAAAACCCAATGGGGTAAGGCGTGCATTCTATGGGAGGTGGCACGTGTCGAAGCAACGAACTAAAGCTGAATGGATCGCTATCGCAAATCATTGCGTTGAGGCTTACCTACTTGCTCCGAAGTATTCACCCATGCGGATATTCTTTTCGTGGGGTGAGAAGTATGCAAGAAAGCAAGCCGCACAATCCCCCGAGTAATCAACTTAGCCACCGGACCTTAACCGTACGAGGGTCTTGTGGTCACTTGTTATATCGTACGAGCACTAGGAGAACGACATGAGTACCAAGAAACAATCCCCCAAAGCCGATAAGGTATGGGCGTATTTAGTTAAGAATAAAACAGCTACCCCTGCACAGGTCGCAAAGGCTACTGGCGTATCGTATGGGTACGCTTACAAGTTAATGCAAAACATCTCTAGCATAGGGGAGAACGGGTCTGTTGGCACAACCATGCGTGCGGAGGAAGCGAAAGGCACCAGAAAAAAGCCACTACCCTCTGGGGGAAACTCAGAGGGATTTTCTCGCGGTCAGATTCTTGATACTGCTAAGTCGTACGTAACTAAGGATCGTGCGGCTGATCATGGGGATATGGAGAATAACTTCTCTAGGATAGCTGATTACTGGTCGGTGCATCTTGACTACCCTGTACACCCTACCGATGTCGCCGTGATGATGACACTTCTAAAGGTAGCACGTATTCATTCTAATCCGAAACATCCAGACAACTGGGTGGACGGGGCAGGTTATATGGCGTGTGGTGGTGAGTTAGCAGGGAGTGACTTCTAATGGACTTAATCACAATAGATTTTGAAACATACTATGACAGGGATTTTTCCCTGTCTAAGTTAACAACAGAGGAGTACGTACGCGATCACCAATTTGAGGTGATTGGCGTGGGTATCAAGGTGAACAATGAAGGAACTGAATGGGCAAGCGGAACGCATGAACAACTTAAACGATACTTACACACCTTCAACTGGGCAGAAAGCATGGTTCTCGCTCACAACACTTTGTTTGATGGTGCCATTCTCTCTTGGGTGTTTGATATTCATCCTCGCGTGTATACCGATACTTTGTGTATCGCCCGTGCTTTACACGGGGTGGAAGTTGGCGGCAGTCTCAGGGCGTTGTCTGAACGCTACCAGATTGGCACTAAGGGAACCGAAGTCTTAAACGCGTTAGGCAAACGTCGAGCCGATTTCTCTGAACAAGACTTGGCGCTGTACGGTGACTACTGCATAAATGATGTCGAGTTAACATACAAACTCTTCAACATCTTCCTAAAGAAAGGCTTTCCTAAACAAGAACTTATGATAATAGACATGACGTTACGTATGTTTACTGAACCGTTCTTGGAGTTGGACATTGGGTTGCTTGAACAGCACCTTGAAGACACACGTGAACGTAAAGACCAACTACTTGAGGATGCAGGTGTATCTAAGGAAGACTTGATGTCTAACCCTAAGTTTGCCGCAGCGCTTGAGGGCCTAGGCGTAAAGCCGCCTATGAAAATAAGTTTACGTACAGGCAAAGAAACATTCGCGTTCGCCAAGAACGACGAAGAGTTCAAGGCTCTGGTTGACCATGAGGATGACCGAGTGCAAGCGGCAGTATCCGCACGTCTGGGTACGAAGAGTACCCTTGAGGAAACACGTACTCAGAGGTTTATAGACATAGGTAAACGTGGGACTTTGCCGGTTCCAGTAAGATACTACGCCGCACACACTGGGCGATGGGGTGGTGATGACAAGATCAACATGCAGAACCTGCCTAGCCGTGGCCCAAATGGTAAGAAGTTAAAGCGTAGCATCCTAGCACCAGAAGGACACACGTTGATTGACTGTGATAGTTCGCAGATCGAAGCACGTGTACTCGCATGGTTGGCAGGTCAGGATGACATTACTCAGTCATTCGCTAACGATGAAGACGTATATAAGGTGATGGCTTCTCGCATATACGGTGTTGCCGAGGACGAAATAACTAAAGACCAACGGTTTGTAGGTAAGACTACTATCCTTGGCGCAGGTTATGGGATGGGTGCAGTTAGGTTTCAAGAACAGCTAAAAGGCTTTGGGTTTGAAATGGAACTGGATGAAGCGCGTCGAGTTATCAATATCTATCGTGAGGCTAATTGGAAAATAAATCAGCTATGGCGCGACTGTCAGAACATGATCAAGTACATGGTGAACGGCGATACCATACAGATAGGTAGGGAAGGTGTACTGAAAGTGTTGGGATCAGAACGTGGGATTCTTCTTCCTTCTGGTTTGATGCTACGTTATGACGACTTATCAGGTGAGCAAGGGGAGCGTGGTGTTGAGTATAGTTACAAGACACGGCGTGGTCGCACCCGAATTTATGGTGGGAAGGTAACAGAGAATGTATGTCAGGCGATAGCGCGTTGCATTATTGGTGAGCAAATGTTACAAATCAGCAAGAGATGTCGTATTGTGTTAACGGTGCATGACTCCATCGTCGTATGTGTAAAAGACGAGGACGTGATCGAATCGAGAGCGTTTGTTGAGGAGCGTATGCGTTGGACACCCGACTGGGCGGCAGGTCTGCCTATCAATTGTGAAAGTGGACTAGGAAAATCTTACGGAGATTGTGAATGAGTGTAGCCCCGTGGTCGTTCAGCAAGATTAAAGCGTTTGAACAATGCCCTAAACAGTTTTACCACGAAAAGGTACTCAAAGAATATCCATTCGTGCAGACCGATGCGATTCTATACGGAAATCAGTTTCACCAAGCTGCTGAAGATTACATAGGTAGTGGCACCCCACTCCCTAAGAAGTTTGACTATGCCAAGACTATGCTCGACTCACTCAATGCAAAACGAGGAGATAAGCTATGCGAAAAGAAGATGGGCGTAACTGAGAACCTTACTGCATGCGGGTTTTACGACAAAGACGTATGGTTTCGTGGTATTGCAGACCTATTGATAGTTGATAGAGTAAGTGGTGTTGCATGGGTTATAGACTACAAGACTGGCAAGAACGCACGGTATGCAGACACAGGGCAGCTAGAATTAATGGCATTATGTGTGTTTATAAACTACCCTGAAATAAAGAAAGTACAAGCGGGTTTAGTGTTTGTAGTTAGTCACGACCTTATCAAATCTAAATATCACGAGTATGATACCAGTTCCTTGTGGGATAAATGGCTAGGTAAGTATGAGGCTATGAAGACCGCTGCTGATAAAGATGTCTGGAATCCACGCCCGAATGGACTGTGTAGAAGACACTGCCCAGTTACCGTATGCGTACATAATGGGAGTAACTAATGCCTTACAAAAACAAAGAAGATCGTAAGAAACAGAAGAACAAGCCTGTCGGCAGTAAAGAATTTAAGGCACGTATGGAACGTCAGCGTGCCCGTCGAAAGATGGATAAGACAGGTAAAGACGATAACAAGAACGGCAAAGCCGATAAAAGAGAGGGCAAAGACGTAGCGCATAATAAACCGTTAGCCCGTGGAGGCTCTAATAAAGACGGTGTAACTGTACAGAGCCGAAAGCGTAACCGTTCGGCGGGTGGTACGCTCAGTAAAGGCCGTAAAAAGTAAGTTAGTGACCCACTAACACCGCGCCACACGGCGTTGCGATGGAGAACAGAGTGCAGATATTAGATAACAAGGCGGTAGTATTGCGCCTGAGAAACCCAAACAAAGTAACTACAGTTATCGAGAAGAGTCAGAAAGTATCAAAAGATGAAGTAGTAGTTAACTGGGGCATAGATGAGGCCCACACCCTAAAGAAGTTGAACATAAAAGTACCCTCACCCATTGAGGGGCGGTATGAATGGACAGGGCAGTTCAAACCATACGACCACCAAAAAACCACTTCCGCATTCCTAACCATGAACCGAAGGGCTTTCTGCTTTAACGAGCAAGGCACTGGCAAAACCGCATCGGCCATATGGGCTTCTGACTTCCT